TAGTTCAAATTTAGAGCTTTGGGAAAAGAAACAAGACCAATTAAACAAAATATTAAAAAGTACTAAAGAAAGATTAGAAAAACAAAACGAACAATTAGTAAAAGCTAAAGAAGGATTAAAGCTTGGTACTATTTCAGATGCTGAGTTTAAGAAATTAGAAAGAAATATTGCCTATACTGAAGCAGACCTAAGAAGAGTTAATAGTGAGCTTGATAAAACTAAAGATAAGATGAAGTCTTTAGGCAATGAAAAGTTTGAGAATTTAACTAAACTTGGTGGTACATTAACTAAGTCATTAACAATGCCAATTTTAGGAGCTGTTACTGCACTTACTGCACTTGCTACTAAAGGTATTAATACTGCCGATGAATTAAAGAACACCGCTCAAAAGATAGGCATGAATGTTGAAGCCTTACAAGAGTGGAACCATGTGGCCAAACTTGCTGGAGTTGAAACTTCAAGTTTAGAAAAGGCATTCTCAAAAGTTAATAACATATTAGCTGATGTTGCACTTGGTGATGTTAAATCATTTGCTGGAGTATTTCATGCTCTTGGTATTTCAATGGATGAAATTGAAGGTAAAACCACAGAAGAAGCATTTGATATCATTAGAGAAGCTTTAAATAAAGTAGAGGATCAAGCACTAAGAACAGCCCTTGCTAATAATTTGTTTGGCGATAAGTTAGGTAGTGAATTAATACCTATCTTAGGATTAGAACAAGACGAAATAGCAAGACTAAGAAACGAAGCAAGATTACTCGGTTTAATTACAGAAGAACAAATCGAACAAACAGGTGGATATAAGGATTCGCTTGATAGATTAAAACAATCAACAACCGCTCTATCAGTGGAAATTGCATCAGTTATGATACCAGCAATGAGTAAGATTGTAAGCATCCTTCAAGACAAAGTTATACCAGCTGTTAAAAGTGCAGTCGAATGGTGGCAAAACCTAGATGATAGAACTAAAGCAATTATTGTTGCACTAACAGGACTTGTTGCTGTAAAAGATAATGCAGTATCTATTCTTAAAGGCTTATCATTTAAATATATTTCATTTCGCTTTGAATCAAAAGTAGCAATATAACTAGAATCTATCTCAGGAGTATTTATATTTGGGATTTTCATACAATAAATAGTTACATTTGCTAATAAGTCTGAAAATGAGAAAGTTGTATTATTAATAATTGAATGTTTTGTATAGTATTTATTGTCACCTATGATTGTTGAATCTGGCAACGATGATTCGGAGTATAGCAAATCTTTAATAGCCAAAACCACGTTTGCTTTACTTGTTGGTGAAATGTTTTTTTCCAATCCATCAACATACACCCTACTTAAATCGTCAACATTTTGTTTTGAAGCCTCAACAGAATAAGAACTAGGTAGATTAAGTGCTCCAGTTTTATATCTAGAAATATCACCTTTATCAATTCTATATCCATGTTTAAAAAATGGTCCTACGACCAAATCAAAAAGAACTTCATCATTTATCTTTATTTTTGATTGAGATAAAACTTTAAAATAAGAACTAAAACATAATTTTTTCATAGGCGATTCTCCTTAATAATCAATTCGCAATATTTCTCCAATATTACAATCGAATTCTCTACAAATTCTCGCAAGGACTTCCAATTTAACTGGCAGTCCTTTTCCCATTTTTGCCATTGTTGAAGAAGCTATGCCTACCTTTTTCATTAAATCACTTTTTTTAAGATTTTTATCAATTAACATTTTCCATAAACCATTATAATTGTATACCATAAAATTCACACTCCTATCACTTTAATTATAACACATCTAAATATTTATTTTTACTCTATAAAGAATAAATTTGCGTTTACAAATTTTTTGTTTTCCAACAAATTTCCAACAAAAACACAACAATCTACATATCTACAAAAAAATAAAGGTTTGATAAACTACAAGTGTATTAAGAAATATTATCTTAATTAGTGCTTTACAACACTGATCAAGTTGTCGCAATAAAGCACATAAATTTAATAAAGCAGTTAAATCTATTGCGAGGAATAGGCTGCAATTGAAATGGAAATTCACTTCCGTTACTTTTGCCACGCCTCAAATGTTTTAACTGCAAAGTGGACCTCCATTTCAAAGAGAAATTGAAAAGGGGGTTCTTTTTTATGCCTAAAGTTTATAGAGATACAAAATATTACGATTTAGAAGAGTTAAAGAAAAAAATTGCAGAAGGCTTATATGATGAATTTGGTAATAAGCTAACGAATTGGGTCTCATATGAAGATAGAGATAAAAAGTATGTATATGTTCCTTGTAAAGAGGATTTTTTTCATTGGTATAGGAATGAAAACAGAAATGAAGAGAGAAGAAACTTTAGAGAAAAGGAAAGATGTCCAATCTCTATAGATCAAATGAGAGAAGATCATGATTTTGAATATGCTGATAATTCTTACTATGAAAATCAGGAAAGAGAAAGAGCACAAGAAGTTAGTGATTTGATTTGGTCTTTAGTTTCTGAGTTCGATCCAATAGATCAAGAAATCATCAGACTTTATAACGAAGGCCATACTGATTCTTATATTAGCCAACAAGTAAATATGCCAAGAAGCACAATTCAATGGCGAAAGCGAATGGTAATTGAACTTTTAAAAGAAAAAATGACCAAAATTCGCTAAATCTTGGCAAAACGATAATCGACTTGCCATTAACCATTGAAGGGAAAGAAAACTCTTCAGGAAGAAGGAGGTTTAGAAATGGAAAAAGAATCTAAAGCCGATAAACCTGGTATCACCAATAAGGATTTAGTAGAGTCCCTACTTCTTATTAGTGAAGCTAGTAAAACATTGGCGCTAGAGGTTATGTTGCTTCCAAAAAATGAGGAAGCAGAAGGGGGTGGTGAGAATGGCACTGAGCCCAACAACTCACAGTAGAAAATACAGTCCCAGCAAAAGTGGTACTTGGTTGAATTGCCCACTTAGCACCCTATTAAATGATGGAAGCAATCAGGAAGTAAGTCCTCAAGCAGAGTTTGGAACACAATGTCATGAATTAGGCTCGGCACTAATTAGTAAATCATTAAAGCTTATTGATTATGACACCGAGATTAAACCAATCGATGATCTTATTAAGGATCTGGACATGTATACGCCTGATATGCAGGAGATTGCAGATGGTTATGCTGACTTTGTTATTAATACTTTTGATTATGAAAAGAACAGATCAGGTGAAGAGCCATTAATTGTAATCGAACAGCAATTAAAGATGGACTTTGATGAGGATGCAAAAGGGACACTTGATTGCGGAATCATCTCAACAACAAACGGTGGAACACTTACAGTTATTGACCTAAAGACTGGAAGGATACCGGTGAACACTTTTGATGAAACAACTGGCCTTTTTAACAGTCAACTAGGAATATATGCTCTTTACTTTTATAAGGCTTACAAAGATTTATATCCAATTAAGAATGTAAGGTTAGTTATTTATCAACCAGTAATCTCAAATACAAATGAATACGAAATGCCGATAGAAGATTTGTTAGTATTTGAAACTATGGTTTTAATCCCTGCTGTTGAAAGAACAAAGGTTGAAAATCCTGAGGCTGTTCCAGGTAAATATTGTGGCTTTTGTTTAGGTAAAGCAGTATGCGCAAAAAGAGCTGAAGTTAACTTAGAAACAATCCAGCAAATGAATAAAGCAATAAATCTATTAACTGATGCTGGAATTGAAGCAATATTACCAAAACTTGATGATGTTATTAAGTATGCAGAGGATTTAAAAGAGTATGCACTTAAGAAAGCAATGAAGGGACATAACTGGTCTAACTTCAAGTTAGTTCATTCACGTGGTTCAAGAAAGATTACAGATGAAGAGGCAGTAATAAAGATTTGTAAAGAAGCAGGAATTGATCCGTTTACTGAGAGCAAATTAGCTGGGATTACTGAACTCACAAAAAGAATAGGAAAAGACAAAATTAACGGTCTAATAGGTCCATATATAAATATGCAGGCTGGTTCGATTGTCTTAGTACCAAAAAGCGATCCTCGAGAAGAGGCAATAATTAAAAACGAAGGAGAATAATAAGATGTTAAAAATTATTGAAGGTAAAGAAAAGAGGCCATTAAAAATAGTTATTTATGGTCCAGAAGGAATCGGTAAATCAACATTTGCCAGTAAGTTCCCAGATCCACTATTTATTGATACGGAAGGTGGAACTAGCAATTTAGATGTTAGAAGAATCAAATGTAGCAAGTCATGGGATGAATTATTACTAATTGTTAAAGAAATTATTAAAAACCCTACAATTTGTAAAACTCTCGTTTTAGATACTGCAGATTGGTCAGAAACAATGTGTATTAATGCAGTTACTGAAAAGTACCGAAAAAACAACATAGAAGATTTTGGTTATGGCAAAGGATACACATATTTACTTGATGAATACACGAGATTATTAAGTTTATTTGATGAGCTTATTGAAGTAGGAATAAATGTTGTTATTACAGCTCATGCAAAGCCTCGTAAGTTTGAACTACCAGAAGAGCAAGGTGCGTTTGACCGTTATGAGATGAAATTAACAAGACAAGTAGCACCAGTTATTAAAGAGTGGTGTGACGCATTATTCTTTGTTAATTACAAGATTTATGTAGTTACAACAGAAAATAATACCAAGAAAGCTCAAGGTGGAAAAAGAGTCTTATATACCACTCATAATCCAACCTATGATGCTAAAAACAGATTCGATTTGCCTGAGGAGTTAGAGCTCAAATTCGAGGCAATTGCACACCTTTTTGAAGGTCAAGAGAAACAAAAGAAAGAAGTAGTTGATCCAGAAAACATTAGTGGCATGAGTGCAGTGATCGAAAGACTAAACAAGATGATCGGCGATGCACAAGTGTCAGAAGCTGACTTACAGAAGGTAGTAGCAAGTAAAGGCCATTACAAAGTTGATGAACCTATTAGTAAATATTCAGATGAATTTGTAACAAGATGGATCATTCCTAACTGGGAAAAGATCGTAAAGACAATCAAAAATAAAAAAGGAGAACAATAAAAATGATTGAAAACAATAAAGACTTATTAATGGATTGGGATGACTCAATCGAAACGGATGGACAGGAGTTTGTATTACTTCCTGATGGTGAATATAACTTTACAGTCACGAACTTTGAAAGAGGAAGATTCCCTGGTGGGGCAAAGATTCCTGCATGTAATAAAGCAACAATTACTGCCCAAGTAGAAACACCACAAGGAGTGGCAATTGTTAAGTTTGACTTGCTTTTATATCGTACTTTGGAATGGCGTATTTCAGCTTTCTTTAGAAGTATTGGTCAGAAAAAGCATGGTGAAAAATTAACTATGGACTGGAACAAAGTAGTGGGCTCAAGAGGTAGAGCTTACTTTAAACAAAGAAGTTATACAACACAAAGTGGTGACGAAAGAAAAACAAACGATATTGACAAATTTATTGATTATAAAGATGAGTTCTTCTTGGAAGATGATCTTCCATTCTAGGAGGTAAAGGCGATGATTTTAAGACCTTACCAAAATGAGGCAGTTAATGCAATACAAGCAGAATGGACTCAAGGAAACAAAAAGACTATTTTAGTCCTTCCTACTGGAACTGGAAAAACCGTAGTGTTTTCAAAAGTTGTAGAAGAAGAAACTAAGACTGGAGACAAAGCTTTAATAATAGCACATCGTGGTGAGTTATTAGATCAAGCAGCAGACAAATTAAAAAACGTGAGCGGTTTAGATTCAGCCTTGGAAAAGGCTGAGTCAACAGCCGTTGGCTCACCTAAAAAAGTTACTATTGCATCAGTTCAAACACTATCACAAGAAAAGCGGTTAATGGCTTATACAAGAGATTATTTTAAGACGATAGTTGTGGACGAGGTTCATCATGCAATGAGTGACACATATCAAAGAGTATTAAATTATTTTGATAGTGCAAAAGTTCTAGGAGTTACTGCAACACCAGATAGAGCTGACCAAAAGAATCTAGGAAAGTTCTTTGATTCTAAAGCTTATGAATACTCAATGCATCAAGCAATTAAAGATGGTTATTTAAGTCCAATTAAAGCACAGATGATTCCGCTTGAATTAGATATTCATGAAGTAGGAATGTCAAATGGTGACTATGCTGTAGGACAAATTGGTACAGCATTAGATCCATATTTAAATCAAATTGCACTTGAGATGCTTAAGTATGCAAAAGGTAGAAAAACAGTAGTGTTCTTACCTCTTATAAAAACTTCACAAAAGTTCTGTGAATTATTAAATCTACATGGGTTAAAAGCAGCTGAAGTAAATGGCGAAAGTAAAGATAGAGACGAAATATTAGCTGACTTTGAAGCTGGTGAATACGATGTTTTATGTAACTCAATGTTACTTACTGAAGGATGGGACTGTCCTAGTGTTGATTGTATTGTAATTCTTAGACCAACAAAAATAAGAAGTTTATATCAACAAATGGTAGGACGTGGAATGAGACCATTTGAAGGTAAGAAAGAATTACTATTACTTGATTTTCTATGGATGACCGAACGACACGATTTATGTAGACCATCTGCACTTATTTCTAAAGATGCTGAACTTGCGAAACGCATTGATAAGAAAATGATGGATAAAGAAAGTGGTATCGATTTACTTGCTGCAGAAGTTGAATCTCAAAACGATATTATTAAAGAACGTGAAGAGGCACTCGCAAGAGAGCTTGCTGCAATGCGTAGAAGAAAACAAAAATTAGTAGATCCTATTCAATATGCATTTTCAATTTCTGATATTGATTTAGCAGACTATGAACCAACGTTTGCTTGGGAGATGGGACCAGTTAGTGAAAGACAAGCTAAGTATTTAGAAAGAGTGGGAATTGACTCATCAGTTGTAACTTGTTCAGGAATGGCAAGCATGCTTATTGATAAATTAATTAATAGACAAAACGAAGGATTAACAACTCCAAAACAAATAAGAACATTAGAAAAATATGGCTTTGCTCATGTAGGACTTTGGGACTTTGATGATGCAAGCCGAATGATATCAAGATTAGCAGAAAACGGATGGAAAACTCCAAGAGGAGTAGATCCTTATAGTTATCAACCTTAGGAGGAAATTAGATGAGCAATTTATTAGAGGCTTTAAAACAAATAGATGTGTCACAACTTTCGTATGATGAATGGATTAGTGTTGGTATGGCACTTAAAGCCGAAGGATATGATTGTTCAGTATGGGATGAATGGAGCCAAAATGATACTAGGTATAAAAAAGGCGAATGTGAAAGAAAGTGGAGGAGCTTTTCTGGCTCCTCTGATCCTGTATCTGGTGGAACAATCATTAAAATGGCAAAAGACAATGGCTGGGTTCCCATCACACAAGTAAATGGCGGTGTTATGGACTGGAATGACACGATTGAATATGATGGCGATGGAATGATATATGAACCAGAAAGTTCCCTAAGCCCAACTGAACAATTAATAACTTATCTTCAAATTCTATACAAAGATGATGAATTAGTAAGTTATGTAACAAGCGATGTTTGGCAAAATCCAGAAGGCGCATGGATGCCAGGTAGAGGTTATCATGATAGAACTGCAAAAGAATTAATTACTTCACTTAAAAAGTACCCAGAGGACATCGGTGCAACACTTGGTGATTATAAAGATGAATGTGGTGCTTGGATTAGATTTAATCCGGTTGATGGTAGCGGAGTAAAAAATGAAAACATTACAAGATGGTCATACGCTTTGGTTGAATCAGATGAAATGCCAGTATCTGAACAAGATGCTTTTTATCGTAAGTTTGAACTTCCTATCGCATGTTTAGTTCATAGCGG